CATTTGTAGTAATACTGTTTGTTGTAATGTTGCCACCATCGATCGTTGTTGATCCATTGTTTACATCTGTTGCAGCACCACCTACAGCTATAAAACTAGTATCAAGTCTGTCTGAAGATAAAGTTCCTGATGTTATGTCACTAGCATTAAGTGATCCTCTAATAGTTGCATTTTGAAACTCTGCTGTTCCATCTGAAGTTATAGCCCAACCTGCTGATCCTGTTGAGTAGTTAGATGATTTTATAATAGAATCATTACCAGTGTCACCACTAGTGTTAAGGATAATTGTTTGACCTGCTATTGTACCTGCTGTAACTTTACCTGCTGAAACATCTGCGACTTTTAGATCTGTAATTGCTGCATTTGCAATAAGAGCATTTGTAACAGCTAAGTTTGCAATATTAGCTGAGTCTACAAGATCAGCACTACCAGTTTGCTCATTACTAGGCTCAGACTCATTACCAGAGCTATCAACTGCTGTTACTCTAAAATAGTGAGTGTCTGCATTGTCAAGATCTATATAGCCAACAGCAGCAATTCCATTTTGTATATGAGCTGAAGTTGCAACTAATTGACCAATTTTAAAACCAGTCTGTGTAACTTTATTAGTAGTCGAATTATATTGAAGATCAAAACCACTTGTAGTTGAGGCGTATATATTTAGATGACTAAGATCTTTAGCTAATGTAAAGTTAACAACTGGACTAACTGCATTACCACTACTATCTTTCGCCTGACCTAAATTATGTATGAATTGAACTCTTAACGGATTGGAAGCTATTGTTGCAAAACCATCAGGTTTATTGGGTGCTCCACCATCAGCAGGAGTTTGTACTGATGATATTGAGGCAAAGTCACTATCAAAACCAGTTATATCTACTGCTTGGACACCTACAGAATAATAAGTGTTTGGTGACAAATCATAAATAATAAATTCTCTTGTATCAAACTGTACTGTTGAATAGTTAAATTCTGTAACTTGTGTATCGTTTTCGTCAATAATATTGTTGCCATCTGTATCTTGAACTACACGCCACCTAACACGATAAAAGGATCCGTCAGTTATAGATGTTCCATCTGTATTAAGAGGTTCAGTCCAAGTCAGCTTTACAAAACCTTTGGATATACCATTACCATCTGAGTAAGTACCTGCTACAGTAGTTAATCCTGATGGTGTATCAGGTATAGATTTATCTGGACTACCTACAAGATCTACAGTATGACCACTAAATCCTAAACTTTCTTTAATTGTCGGTGCAACATCACCTATCTCTAATTGAACATCTGAAGTTTCAAAAATACAATAGTCTGTAAGTTCTAAATAATTACCATCTTTATCTCTATAAAAAACACCATAACCATTTTGTATCGGCCAAGTTATACCTAATACTCGGATCTTAGTTGGATTTAATACTTGACCTTGATAAACAGTTTCAAATAGAGAAGATCTACCATCGCTAATTCTATCTATCTCAGTATCGACAAAACCTATATCAGGATCAAAAATAAATATTTTATCACCTACAGTAAAGTCTCCTGCTATATCATATTCCTCTAGAGAAACATTTAATTGTTTTTTTACCTCGTTAAGTTCTAAAAGATATTCTTGCGCTCTTGCATTTTTCTTAGTTCCCTCTGTCTGAGGATCAGAAACATATTGCGCTCTAAATAGACTTTCACCAAACAAATCTTTATATGGAACAGAACTTGCAGTTGCAGATCCTATGTTTGCCTCAGCACCATGCTTGCTTGCAATCAATTCAACACGACTTACAAATTCTGAAGCGTCATATTGAGCAACTAAGCTAGTGGTATTTATACCAGTTATGTTTGGATCTTGACCATTTGCACCACGAACTATGATCGCAGTTGGATCAGTATCGTGACCAGCAAACAAAGACGCTGGTGGTCCTGCATCTAATAAACCTGTAGTGCTTACTTTAAACTCAACATTCAGATCAGAACAAATAAACTTAAGTGCTTTTAAAACTGACTCTGTATAATGTTTTCCTGTATAAGTTGTGTTTAAACCAGTAGGTTCTGTTATCGTCCCTTTTCTGATGGGACCAAATGATCCATCTTCTGCTCTTAAAATACCTTTTGGAGATCCTGTGCTATCTAATGTTTGCTCTAAAGTTTTGTTCTTATAACTTCTTACGCCTGATGGACCACCACTTGTAGCTATAGGCATACCTCTAGTATCGCCATCACCAAGATACGAGACTAGACCTGTACCCATAATTTGTACATCGTTTTCCATACCAAGCTCTAGAGACTCTACAATACCTACATATCTTGCGGCATTTAAAAGTGTGCTATCAGAAAACTCTTGCACATTTAGATCTCCCTTAACAATTACGATATGTCCCCATGCGTCAATACTGTTAATTATAGAATTTGGTGTGTCCTGTTTATTTAAGGCAAGGCTGAACTGCCCTTGAGCCATTAATTTTTCTGTTACGCTCATGACTTAACGATCCTCACAACTTCATAAATATTATCTAAATATTGATCTCTAATACTGTCAGCAGTATCGTAAGAAGTTGCAGAGGAGCCATTGAATACATATCCAACAAATGCTTTCATTGTAGCTGTATTCGATGTTGTACTTATCCCACCACTTGTAGTATCGACATCAAAGTTTTGAGGAGAACCCATAACCAATTGATTCCCATCAGCGTCATCGTTAGTCATTACTGCATAACTCGTGTTATCAGTAAAAGGTAATGTAGAGGTTGTTTTTAAATTTAATTTACCTGTTGACCACTGTGTAGCAACAATTGAAAAGTGTCTAGCACCCCTACGAAGAGTAACATCAAAAGTAAGTCTTTGATCTTTTGTAGTAGCGTCATAATAACTTGTTAATCTAATAGTTGCTACTTCTGGTTCATTTTTAAGTATTTGAATTGATCTCCAACCTTGCCATTCGACTTCACTAGAACCTCTTGATACGGCTATTTGTTTTAGTGATTTGTAACCATCCCCATCATAAGATTTCAAATTAAACCTAGATTGAGTAGTTGTGTTATCAAATGTCATTTGGACTAAACCATTTTGCAACTTTACCGATGTCGGAAAATTTGGTGTTTCCAAACCACATCGTAGCCTTTCTGTTTCAGAGCTATCTTTTGTATAGATTTCACAAGCATTTTTATAAAAATCACTCGGATCTACTAAAAATTTTGCATTGTTAGATCTAACAGAAGATCCGAATTTTGCATAAATAGATCCATCTTCCCCTACTCTTTCAAAACTTGTTGGCTCACCACTATGATCATGACTATAGTGATCTGTTGGTGGTGCATAAAACTGTTTAGTTGTAGAAGTTATAGAGTGATCATTTTCTAGTAAAGCACCTGAGAATTGACTTTCTAATTCTACTTCACCTATATTCCCTAAGAAATTCATTGAAATTGAATAATCATAACCACCAATATTTACTCTTTGTGTATTTACAGAGGCACTTGTTACTTTTACATAACCAGACACAGTATCATCACCCTCCCAAGTGAAAGGAACTATGTAGTAACCATTAGCTTTTGCTAACAACTCATCTCTAAGATATTTTACTTCTGCCAATGTTTCTGTCACAAACTTACCAGTAATAGTAAATTCATGATCACTACCACTCTTGCTATCACTTAAAGTAGCTGGTGATGTAAAACTTAATCTTCCTATTGTTACTGTATTAGCCATTAGCACATATCCTTTGCTCTACATATTTCACAGTACTGATATTTAGGTCCATAAAAATAATTACCACATTTAAAATCTGATTTACATGGTTTTAAAACTTCTCTATCTTTGTTGTCTATCATTCTTCCTCTTCCCATTCCACATATTCATTGTCGTGGGTAACTTTGTGCATATGGAAGTTTGCGTGTGAATATATCATTATCTACCTCTGATTCCTGTACCTATCAATCCTTCACGATCTAGCTTGTGTAATGCCTTTCTTATTTCTATTGCGGCTTTTCTTGCTTGTGACGGATCAGATGGTACACCAACAACATTTACATTTAGATTTGATATGGAAATTGTACTTCTACCATGATTACCTATTGGTGTTATATCAACACCTCCACCAGGTATTGCTCTCACCATTTCTGGTCCGTACTCACCTACTAGACCTAAACCACTTCTTAGTGTTCCACCATTAGCAAACATTGGAATACGACCACCACCAGCATACATACGCATACCACCTGCACCCATAGGTATTCCTGCTTTTGCAGCAGCTAACATAATTGGGTTTTCAGATGTGTAATTTTGGGCATCAGTATAATCTCTTATAAAATTTCTAAGTGCAGAGTTTGCTTGTGAGGCATCAGCTTTAATAGTTATTTCTTCTTGTTCCATTTTCATATTTAAGTTGAAATAATCTTGTCCAAAATCATTAATAACACCTGCAAAATCTTGTCCTATAGTGTTAGCCAACTCTTCTGTTTTACCAGTAACAGTTTCAATCAAACCACTATCGATACCTAAAACTTCAGCAATTTTCTTAAATTGATTTATACCATCTGGTCCAAGCTGTAGTATTTGAAAAGCCTGATTGGCCAGACTCATCATACTTTCAGCTTGAGATATTTGTGAATCTTCTATTTGTTTATTTACATTGTTAAGTTGTGTTTGTCTAGCATTCTGTGCCTCAGCTAGCTCCTCTTCAGCAACAGCTAATTCCTCAGCACTTATTGTTCCCTCAGCGTAAGCAATTCTAAGAAAATCTACTTTGTCTTGTGCTTCTCTAATAGCTAGTACCTGTCTAGCGCTATTACCTTGAAGTAGTTTATCTCTTTCTATAAGAAGATCGTTATACTTTCTTTCTTCAGCTAATAAACTTTTTTGAGATCCGAATAAGCTAAATTGACTACCAAAAACAGTTTGGATCCTACTCATAGCATCAGTAACGCTTTGCTCAGCTATATTTACAAGATCAATCATTGTATCTTTAAATTCTGTTTCTAATGCTGGGTAATTATCTTTAAGACCTTTTACAAAACCTAACATCATGAATTTAGATATTCTTGCTGTTTTACGAGATGGGGATTTGTTACCAGCAGCATCGTTTGCGACCACTATACCCTCAGATATAATACGATCAATAGCTTCATAGTATAATTGTTCTTCACCCTCTAAACCAAGAACTGCACCGATCATTAAGTTGCCACCAATATCTTTACCTAAATTTTCAAACTCATCACCATAAGTAGCTCTAACTTTTTCAGTATTTTCTTTTAATTTTTCACTAGCCGTAATTCTTTGTCCCTCTAAACCAGCTTCAATAGCTCTTGCTATTTCTGGATTATTAAGTAATTCTTGTAACTGTGGTGCAAACTCTGGTCCCAGAGTAGAAGCAAATAAACCTAGATCATCTAGCTCCATAAATTCTAATTGTTTCATTTGTGACTCAAAAATTTCTGCGAGAGCTAATCTTTCTGCAAAGTTTTTCGCCATCTCCTCTGCTGTCTTGATTGTTATATCTGGTAATTCTTCAAAACTTTGTACAAAAGAATCTGTAGATTTTTTCATATTATCTGTAACAGTTGAATAGACAGTATCTAGCTGGAGTATTGCTTCTTTTTCTGCCTGAAGTGCCTTTTCAGCTTCAGTCATTTTTTTATTTTTCTTTATATAATTTTCAATTTCTCTTTCTTGTTCTTCTCGATGTCTTGTTCTTTCCTCAGCCAATCTTGTGATACCAAGAGCTTCCATAGCATCATCTCTGATCTTCTGATCTCTTTCTTTTTCATATGCAGTAGTTGCTGCGGCAATTTCTTTAGCTATCTCTAATTCTATTTCTAGTAAGTGATTTTGTGCTTTCAAACCTGTTTCAGCATCGTTCAAATATTTTCTATAATCACCTGATGAGAAAGAGTCAAACAACAATTCCATTTGTTCATCTGTTAGGTGGTTTATGCTTGTTAAATAACCTTGATATCTTTCAGCAAATTCTTGGAACTCTTCAAAAGTCTTGATTGTTCCATTTCGTACATTTTTTCTAAGATCCTGTCCCAGCCCATGTGAAAGTAGATCATCAGCCACATCTATGAGATCTTTATTTTTATCAATAGTGTTTTCAAGATCTCTTAAATAATTTGCTCTTTCAACAGGTGTTCCTGCCAATCCCTCAATGATACTTCCTCGTACTTCTCTTCTATCTTCTTCTTGTAATCTATTTAATGCGCTGGCATATTCATTGGTAACTTCAGTAAGAGCTTTTATAGTATTTTTTGTGACTTCACCATCTTGTGAAAAGGATTCAAGCGTTCTTTGTAATTGTTCAGCTTCACCTCTTGCATTCATCATTTTTACAGCAAAAATTGTTAAAGCACCTACAATTGCAGCGATCCAACCTACTGGTCCTGTAAGAGCTAGTCGTAGAGCAAATCCAAACTGTTTAACTCTTTTCACTAACGGCATTAAAATATTTAAAGCTCTTAATATAACTAGTGTAAAGCTACCAGTAAGACCTATCAAAGTAGGTAATAACAAATTAAATTCCCTAAACCCTAAAATTGTTTCTTGTATTATGTCATTAAAACCTTTTGCAACAGGCATTAACTGATCTCCTAGAGAAACTTGTAATTCATTGAAAGCGTTTTTAGTAATTTGTAATTGTGCCTCTAAAGTCGTATATCTCTTTATAGCCTCATCTGTTGCTGCTGTATTTTCCTCAAATGCTGATCTACCTGTCTCTAAAACTCTAGGCAGAAGATCACCTGCCTCAGCTAAACCTAAGATTGCTAGAGTTGTTCTTCTTTGGGATAGTCCTAATTTTTCTAGAACAGTCATGGTATCTTCGCCAGATGCGTTCATTTGTGCAAGACCTTCTATGAATGCCGCTGCTGCCATAGCAGGATCTTCACCAAACATTTGTGCAAATCCTTCTGCTGAAACTTTGCCTGATCTTGCAGCTACTTTTGAGAACATATCAGCCTCGTCACCAGCTTGGATTATTGCTGATTGTATACTTTGGAATACACGAGCTACAGCAGTACCACCAGCCTGAGCTGGAACACCAATTGCTTGAAGTGCCGTAGCAAAAGCAAGTGCATCTTGTGTAGTAGCACCAACCTGAGCTGCTGCCTGTGCAATACGCAAAACTGTAGTCATAATTTCTGACTCTGTAGCTGCGAAGTTGTTTCCTAAATCTACGATTGTTGAAGCTAAATTGGAAAAAGTCTCACCATTAGTTTGTGCAATAGCATCGAGCCTAGCTAAACCAAGAGCTGCATTATCTACAGTTAAGTTAGTAGTTGTTGCAAGAGTAGAAACTGTAGCAATAAATTCTGGTAAGTTTTGAACTGCAATACCTAACTGACCACCAAGTTCACCAATTCTAGATAATTCCTGAGCAGAAACAGGTATAGCCGTTGACATACGCAGGATATTTTGTGCTAAATCTTTAAATTCTTTATCGCTTGCTTCTACTGTTTTTCTAATACCTGCGAAAGCTGACTCGAATGCTGCGCTAGCCTGTATGGCTTTTACTAACTCAAATGTTACAGCAGCAATACCGACCATAGCACCTGTGATCATAGAATACTGAACAGCCTGCATTCTTTTTGTGGCTTCGCTCATAGCCTTACCACTCTTAGCTAGGTCAGCTTGTAATCCTTCGGCAACAGGAGTTGCACCTATGATCAGTTTTAAAAATCCGACTTTAGCTTGTACTGGAGGCATCTTCCTTACCTATTCTTTTCTGATCCGAGATCATTTCATCTATACTTGTTGCCTGTCTTTGACGACCTGATCTATTTCTGCGTTTATCTAACTCTTCCTTATACCAGTTTTTTGGTGGTTCATCGGATAACGCTTCCTTTGGATCTTCACCATTAACAATGGCGTTATATTGTGGTCCAAAGAATAAAGACTGGTCTATAGGTATTGTACCTAATAATCGCCAAAATTTACGCCATTCTAATTTCAAAGGTTCTAAAATGTTATAGATTTTGTTAAAGTCGGATTCGACTGATGACCAATCATTAATTATATCCTCAGTCGAGTAACTTATTTTGGGGTATCACCCT